TTTAAAGAATACCCAGATGTCATTCTTATAATAGAAGAAGTGGAATCTAATGGATTTTCGTGACCAAAAGGACCATAGATTGGATTGCCATCATAAGCAAAACCAATAATCGGTGAGTGTGTCTTTGTAGCAGGTTCTGCTCCAGAATTACTAATGTTGTCATTCAGAGCAACACGAAGAGCTTTTGGATTGGCAACATGACCATAACCATAATCCAGAGCATTATTATAGTTCTGGAAAATGTAACCATATTCTGTGTCAAGATTAGATTCTAATTTTTCAAATCTATTAAAGTTCCATTCTTTAAGTAGTGGTATACCTGTAGCATCTCGTCCAACAGGAATGATGTCTACAATGACAGTATTCTGATTATAGAAGTTTCCTTCAGCAATTTTGTCAAATCCAGTAATGTTACCATCAGTGTTGACAATTGCTTGATACTCAGCAAATCTACCTCTACCTGCGTTATCTCTAATTCTTACCGTTGGAGGAGAAGAATAAAACTCACCAGCATTATCAATAACAAGGCTAGTTACTTTTCCGCTAGTAATAATAGCACGAACTTCTGCTCCTCTACCAGATGTAATCGTAATGTCAGGAGTTCTTGGGAAGATATCGTTTGTATCAACAATAATTCTTTCAACAACCTGACCAGCAAGAACAGATCTTGCCTTATTTGGAACTTGGTCAACTAGAACAAAGGGTGGTCTTGAATAACCTCTACCCTGGGTATTGATCTTGATTTCTTCTAACTCACCAAAACGAATACTTTCATGATCCTTAAAACCGTAGACAGGGACACCATTTAAAAGGATACCAATATCTCTTCTGGGAGTTTTATAAGTTTCGGTAGTTGTAGTTGCTTCTTTTCTAATAATACGAAGCAGTCTTTGATCTAATAGATTCTGATTGACAGTAGAACCATCTAGAATTTTGTAAGATGGATAAGTAGAACTCGTGATATAATAGTATTGTTCGTCTTCAAAAATAGAAGATACGTCAGTAGTAATTTGATTAATAGAAGACTGAATAGATGGTAATGTAGGAACTATAGGTGCTGTTCCTTGATCTAATAACCATCTGGTCTGATTTGTTCCAGTTCTAACAATCTTTGGATCTGAAGTCTCAAATCCAGGACTAGAAACTTGAATCTTATCACCAGGACTAGAATATGGTTGGGAGCTTTCTGGTCTGAGGTTGTATACAACACCAAAGGTTAAAAGAGTTACTCCAGCACCTGTAATAGTGACGGGTTTGTAAACTGCCGTTCCTACTGGATATGCAATAGCACCAGAAGGTTGTCTTTCATCAATAATAAATTGAGTAACAGTTTTCTCTTCAAATGTAATAGTTTCTGTTCCGATTAGAATAGAACCACTCTTGCCCCATCCTAGGGTAGAAGAAACGTTGATTCTATCATCAGTACTATCTGTTCCTGATACAGATCTTTCAAGTTTAGTCTTAGTTGAGACTGCAAAAGAACCATTGACAGTTTCTGGTGCCAGTACAATATTAAAGATTTTCTCGTTATCTGCTGTACCATCAGCATAAACGTTGTCTACAACAGAATCGGCATAACCATATTCTTCAGTTTCTAATTGTACTACTTTCTTGCCAATCAGATTCTTAACATCACCGCTGACAACTTTACACTTAAGTGCATAAACATTAATCCAGTCAGATTCTGATGCTTTATATGTAAAGTCTCTTGGGTTATAAACTTCAGGTTTATTGGTGTGTTCCTTTGCAACGATAGTGTTGAAAATGAACTGAATGGAGCTCTTAGTACCTTTTGCCTTATAGAACTTTTGAATGTTCTTAATAAGAGTTCTCTTATCAACTTCTCCCTTGAGATACTTTTCAGGGAAAGAACCTAGATACTGATTCTCAAAGTTCTTGACAAATGCATAAAGGAAAAGATTACTTACATTGAGAACCCTTTGTCCAGAATTGTGTGGTGCTGCATCTGTACTAGAAAAATTACTTGATTCATATAGATCACCAAGAGATGTATTGCCACTAACACCTCTAGAACATTCTTGGAATTCTGTGTCAGTTCTTGTGGAATAGAAAATGATCTCATCGTCAATACGGATGTATCCGTTTTTCTTTGGAAAAGAACGAGCATCAGAAACAACAATAGTCGTATCACTATCAGTTACGGTTGTTGCTAGAGTATCATGCTGTGTAAGAATACTTTTCTCATAGAAATCAATGTCAGCATATTTTTGGATATTGTTAATAATATCCAACGTGCCACCTTGGACTTCCTGTGCTTCATAATACTTTTGTACAAACTTGCTAAAAAGTTCGTATTCGGTACTGATGAATTCAGGAAGCTGCGTCTCAATGAGAGTAGAAATTCTCTTAGTCTTTACAGCAGGCATTTACTTTACTCTTTGTATGCAGTGAACGAGGAATTAGCAACGTCAACGTCAAGATAGACCTCACGGACTGCCTTGATATCATTAGAAAGTGGTTTTACTCTTAGTGAAATGCGATTATCAAAGAAACTGCCCTTGATGATAGTTAGAGCATACATTTGCAGTTCACCTTTTACATAATCAATATCGCCTACTTCACTGTCAAGGACAACCTTTTCGCCAGTTACGCTATCTAGTCTATATAGGACAATTTTGCCAGACCTATCTTCAAGATAGACATCAAAAGTTGGGTATTCAGTCACTCTAAAACCAGTGCTAGACAGGACTGGATCATCACAATCTTTGTCAAATGCATTTTGAAAACATACTTCGTAATAAAAAGTAGAATTGAGAGAAGGATAAAAATCTTTTCTCATTGTAACATCTGTTAGGTTAGAGTTAATGCTACGGTCTGCATCATCAATAACTCCAACCATCTTACTATATCTGAACTTACCATTGAACTTCTCAGTGTCCGAAGTATCAAGATATAATTGCACACCACCAATAACTTTGTCTCTGATCTGTGCTGGTGTTTGGTCAGTTGAGTTTTTATTGTAGTAAATCTTGCTGCTTAACTCAACATATAAAATAGATGGGTCAATTAATTGTGGTTCAACTGATGCAACTACGTACTTCTTGAGTTCATCAACAATACCGCTCTTTGTTAATGATGTGAGGTAACTTGCATCCTTTGGCTTCAATGCAATAAAGACTTTACCATACTGAGGAGGTTCTTGGTCTTCGCCACCAAAAATAATGATATCGCTAGTTGCAGGATATACTTGGCGTACAATAGCTTCATAGTCCTGAGAGGTCACTGCACGGTTCTGTGTGCCGTATGCCTTTGGTGCGGTGTATTTGATCTTCTGTGTGCTTTCAATCTCTTCACCACCCGCAGAGGCAGTAGTAGAAGTGATAGAGGTTGTGAATGCACTAGGAGATACACCATTTGGGTTTTCAAGTACACCAGAGAAAACAAATGTTTTTACTCCATTGCTTTCTGGACCTGCTGTAGTAAGATAAGAAACTTCAATTCTTGCATTGTTCTCTAGCTTTGCTCCTAGAACACCGTCACCCATAAGAATTTCATATCTTTCGTCCTCAATCTCGTCAAGGAAGAAGACTTTAGATGTGCCATCAACACCTAGAATGTTATCTGCTACAAGGTATGGTTCACTGAAGCTTCCTCCAGTTGGAAATACCTTCACTCTAATCGTGTTGGTGTCAATATTTTGATTGTCAAGAAGGAATCTCTGACTCTTAAGTGCTGTATTGACTGTAAATGTATTAACTAGTTGCGTTCCTTCGTTTACAGCAACATCAGTAAATGTAGCAACGTTATTAGCAACCTGTGCTTTTACATCGTTAAGTACAACATACTGATATAGACTGTTATCATAAGAAGCAATAAATCCAGTTCCTTTCTGGAGAATCAGTTCAGTGTCAGTTGTTGGGTTGGAATAAGTTACAGTAAAAGAGACATACGCAGTAGGAGAGGTAGCACTTTTGGGTCTGTACCCTAGTTGCTTCGCAATCGCTACTACGTTGTCCCTTAAGGTGGCAGAATCAATGAATAGTTCATTGACTACCATATTGGTGTTAAACGCCGTATAATACGTATTATAGGCAAGTGTATCAAGTAGAGTAGTTAATGCAGATCCCTCAAAGTCATAGTCCGTAAAGTCTGACTGTCCTCTCAAGTATTCCTTGAGCTGTGCTTTGATATCTTCAAAGTCTAAGTTGGCAACCTGGGTATAAGGCATTATCGTGTACGCTCTAAGAAGAAGTCTACTGCTACTGGTGCATCCTCTCTTCCAACAATTTTGAATTGCACTTCAACCTGGTATGCATTATTGTCAAAATCAGGCTCACAGTAAATTCTTTCTACCAAGATTCTTGGTTCGTATATTTTTAAAATATCTCTAATTTCTGTTTTAATGAGACCAGCAGATGCATAATCCATCGGTTCAAAAAGAACTCTCTTAATATTAGATCCCAAATTTGGTTGGAAAGGACGCTCACCTTTATTTGTAAGAAGCAAATTGGAAATAGACTGCAATATTGCAGCCTTATCCTTCACTGTTACCAAATCACTGGTAACAGGATGCTTCTTAAACATAACACTCAGATCTTTGAATGTCTGAAAGGTTGGCATTTAGACACAGCAGTAGGCTGTTTCTATTTATCACTTACCACAGAATCCGTCTGCCCACTCTTGACTATTATCAAAGATATCTTCATTCTTTGCTTTGTTGCGATTACGCTTCGCTGCAATGTTTAGATATTTGTCACTATCAGTTTCAGTGATAAGTGTCATACCTTCATTAACAAAGTCTTCACCTTTGTCAACTGATCCGTCTAAGTGGTTAGGGTGTCCCATTGTTTTTCTCCTGTTGTGTTTGCCAAAAATAATCGTCAGTGTCTCCTAGGCGTCCCCAGTCCGTTCCTCCTTCAACTTCATACTCTATGGTAGATACTTTAAAGTCGGGGAACACAGGGTCCTCAGGAGTCAGTGAGAGGTCATACAGACGCATCCTGTTATTTGGATACAATGCATACTGACCATTCTTTAATGCGATGCAATTGTGAGATTTATGCTCTTGTGGAGTCTCACTCACATTATTATCTATTACATCTGGATTTGCATGGTAGTTATCAAGTGTAAACAAATACTTACCCTTTTGGAGCTTATGATCACGAGTGAATAACTCTACATCCATCTGTGCTACAAATCCTTTATTGATTGCCATGACTCCATAGTCCATACAATTCCAGAATTGTAGATTCGCCAAATCCATGTCTATGACTGGGGTTTGGGGGGATTGTAAAAATGCACTGATGGGTAGTTTGTCATACATTGCACCATATGTTGGTAAGTATGTCTCAAAGTAAAAAGCACGCCCAGGTATGCTTTTAGCAGCTACCCAGACGCCCTCTACAAACTCCCCATGTCCATCTTGATGATCTCGTAAGTATTCCCTACGAACCCAAACTTTCTCTGCAGGAAGATTGCAAATTAAATTCATCCTCTACCTTGTCCTCTATAACGCTTACGCTTGTTATTGCGAGATGTAGCAGCGTATTTCGTATGCTTACCACGTCCTTGACGAGTACGTTTTGGTCTAGACTCAATCGTCTCAGCCCCTGATAATCCAACTCTACTCTTTGCCATAATTTGAATCAATTGACTCCTATATTATATCACAAGATCATGCAGATGCAAATACCGTTAGGCTACAATAATGCAATGTGATGGGACCAGGAACTGTGGTCGCACTAACAAAAGCAGCAGGCCGACCGTTGATCAAAACTTTTTTACTAGTGTTTTCACCAACAATAACTGTCTCTACATCACAGATAGGAGGAAACGTTGGTGTGCAGTGTTGTTCAGATACATCACCAACACGATGAGCAAATGATCCATTAATCTTCACATTAGAAGAACATGCCACACCAAGTGTAGCAAATGTTGGTGGGATAAATCCAGCATGTGTCATGTAACCTGCACCACCTGGCATCTGAAGAGTAAAAGGTTTCATAAGTCTTCAAAATCTGTATTATTTATCGCGCCCCTACTTGTTAACTCCTCAATTCTATCTCCAAGATAGTCACCATTGTATACTACAGGCATATAGAAATACCAAATATTATTCAAAAGATTAGATCCAAACGTCTCCAATCCTATTTGTCCTAATTCTAATAAGCCTTCTTCAGTATCAGGTGGTATGGCATCTGGTACAATAACTGTCTCACAACTTACTTTGATTGTAAAAACAACCTGATTCAACCTTGACGGTACAAACTGCTGTACAATGCCTGCTTCATACTTTACGAAGGGTATACCATCAGAAGTTATTTGAACCGCACTAGAGGTCCTTGCACGCTGCTCTGGGAATCCTTCTGATGCATACTGAACACTAGAGTATGTCCAATCAAACCAATTGCTTCGCGAGTCGGCGCTTCCGCTCGTGACAATCTGTTCAAATCCTACAGGATTACCTGTATCTTGATTCGTGTACTCTGCTGAGGTAATATCAAACGTTGAATTAGCTATATCAAACCCAACCTTCCTCCATATACCATCAGTCCTTATTCGGAGTATCTCTTGATATGTGTCAGGCTCAAAATCACCTTGTAAAAATGCAATCTCTGCATCATCACTCGCAAACCCTTGAGATAATCTATAGTTCTTTGCATTTACCTCAAAATGACTCTGATTATACCTCGTGCCATTTACAATGATCATCTCCTGATCATAAAAGGCATACTCAGTAACTCTCCCACTAACCTCGGAGATACCAACATAACCTAGGAAAAGAATTGGAGGTACTGAATTATTTCTGATAACTAACCCAGGATCCAGATTCTCCACTGGTGATCCATCAAACACTGAGTCAATAATACCGCCTTCCCCTGGTTCATACTTTCGCCATCCTGCAGTTTGCATCACAGTGTCATAACCAGTCGGTGTGTATTCTCCCTGGTCTTGTGTTTCCTCTATACTGCGTGGCCACACATTAATATGGGTAACCTCACATTCCATGTTAAAAATACGCTCATCCTCTAAAACTGGTATCATCCATATCTGAGTATCTCCAATATCCTTCCAACCAATGAATGGTGACGTTTCAGAGAAAAATCCAGGCTGCAGAAAATCCCATTCATCTGCTGTGTTCTTCGGATAAAACCTTCCAGCATAAAATGCAATACCATTCTGTTCCCGAAGAACATCAATCTTTGAAATATCTACTAACTCAATGGGACCGATACCTCCCATCGTGTTTGCAAATATATTGATCCATGGTACTGCCATTATACTGTCTTCGCAACCTGTAAAAGATCTTTCTTGATACCCTCCACATTGTTATGCAAATAATCTAATGTCTGAGCAATCGTCTCGTAATCCTCAGACTTCGGACGCTGATACATCAAGGTGGGGCGCTCTAGCTGGGAGATCCGTTGGTCCAGGCTCGTCAACCTCTCTGACAGCCATAGGAGTGTTCTCTCCTGCTCGCTCAATTTCTGCTGTAACTCTTCCATCATTTTGATCACCTCTTAGGAATGCATTGGACGCACGACTCTCAAACTGATCACAGAACTGGTCAAAGTTTTCTATGATATTGTCGTAGTCGCTAAAATCAACTTTTTGGGGCATTTTTTTGCTGGGAAAATTTTTCTAGTTTCAGGGTTTTGAAAAACCAATTTCCAAATATATTTATCGGTCGTCTGGATACTTTTGTAGGTTAGGGGAGTCATGCGTTTTTGGAATCGCTAGGCGCATCGCTAAGGGGGCTAGGGGGGGCATATAACAGTCGCTAGACTGTCTACCCCTGTCCCCTGTGCTCCTGAGGGGTGCTACCCTCAGAGCTCTGCCAGCATCGCATCCATCTCATCTGTGTCTACGTCATCGGATAACCAGGAGATGCCGTCGCCTGTGATGTACTCGCCGTACTCATCAATCCAACGCTTTGCCCACTTGCGGTAGCCCAGGTTCTGATTCTCCTTAGCGTGACGGTAGATCGTCTCATCGTTGCCGATCCAAAGAGCGACGTTCCAAGTGGCGTGGTTTGCCCAACCGTTCATGCTGTGTCCTGTGTTGTGTTCTCTTGTATTGTAGTCGGTAGAGAGGCGCTGCCTAGGCAAGCAGTGCCAGCTCCTGGGTTGTCACACTGCTGATGTCCTCTCCCTCGTAGACACGCACCCATGGGATGGGTTGCCCTGAGGTGAGACGCCAGATCATCTGGTCTCCCTCTTGTTCCTGCTGTCTGATGGCGGCAATGCGATAGGCACCGCTGATGGTGGGGGTATAGTCTGCACCGTGCTCATCAAAGGTGCCGAAGGAAGTGGGTTGAACTGCGAACATGTTTGTTTGTTTTGTTGTTTGAATTCTACAGGGTCAGGGGAGAGATTAGGCGGCGAACTGTGCCAGTGCGTCAATTGCCCCACCCATCATGACGCTGTACTGTGAAACGTCTTTCACTTCCATCAGAACGTAATCAAAATCCTGCTGGAGCTTTACCTTGTAAAGGTCGGCAGTGGATTGGCAATCAAAGAGGCGAAGCGAATCAAAGGACTCTCCCTCGTAATCAATGCCACCGATGACGGCGATGCATTTGGTGCTGTTCATGGTTTCGTTTCTCATGTGATTAGTCTACAGGGTCAGACGCCTAGTGGCGATCTGAGATGTTCCAGTTAGTGAATTGGTCGGGCTGGATGCGACCTGCTCTCACTGCCATGCGATACTCATGCTCTGCCTGCTGTTGGCGTTGGATGTTCTCCATGACCTTTTGCATCAGAGGGGAGGGGTTCTCGTTGTGGAGAAAGAAACCTGTTCTGATCAATCCTTTGTTTTCCATGCTGTTAGTATAGACCCTATGACCCTGCCAATGGTCATGTAAGTGGACAGTCTCTCAGCTGGACTGCCAATGCTGTAGACAGGATGATGAGGGAAGTTGTGCGCTGCCATGATTGGTGGTAGTATGGGTGAACTAGGGGTCAGCCGACCGAGGTGTTACTTAGTAGGGGGAATAATCCCCCTATGTATCATCATGCATACTCACAGAAGGTGTAACCGTTGATGAAATCGTGGTTCACTTTGTTGTCACGAATGAACCACTGATAGTCCTTCTGAAAGACACCATCAGTGAACGCATTGCAGAACTCGTTGATGATAGCGTTGAGACGTGATTTGGTGGTGTTGGACTGCCAACCGCCATCAAATACAGTGACAAAATCATCACCTACCTTAGCGATCAAGTTCCCATGCAAGCGAACCTCTGAGACGCCATCGGTCGTGATGACTGCAGTGTTTGCCTTTGACCAGTTGGCGTTGCCTTTGATGGCAGCGTTCATTTGGGATTCAATCTTACGCATGAAAGTCGTGAGTTGTTTGTCTTGAATGTATTGTTGCAGGGATGGGGGTGCATTGCAAGCCCCCATGTGACACTAGTCGGACTGGTTGCTTTCGTCCACGTCTAGCATGATCATCATGGCAAGATCGCACAGGTCATCGTCTGCCTCAAAGGGAACGATCTGCGAGTCTACAAAATCCATGACCATCTCAAAGTCTGCCTCAGGGTTGCTGATGCAGAACCCTCGGATGTCTGATGCGATGTTGTTGAGTTTGTCCATGTGTCTACAATACAGGGTTTGAG